CAACACTTCATCTTGTTCTTGCCAATCATCCATCCCTTGCTCTCATAGAAATCAATGAAACCCTGGGGATCAATACTAGCACCAGTCCTGTTGCACTGCTCGATCACCTCATCCAAAGTAGGTGGAGTGAAACGACCCTTATTAATTGTAGTATTAGTTGTATTATTAACTGTATTATTAACTATTAACTTTTCTTCAATAGGGTCTTTAACTTTTCTTAAAGGGGTATTTAACTTTTCTTCAATAGGGTCTTTAACTAATGTTATATACCTATGTAAGATTTGTTTAGTACCCTCAGCGTATTCAAGCTGGATATTAATATAGCCACAATCCCGAAGCGCACTGATCCACTTGCTAATCGAGGTTTTGCTTACGTCATACAGGCCAGCAAAGTAATCATTACCAGCCCAGCAATAACCTTTCTCATTACATAGAGCAGTGATCTCGCCATACAGTAGCTTGGCATTGGGCGTTAAGCTCTTATCGTATCTGACGTTGGCAGGGATAATCGCGTAATAACCTTTATTCATTTTACTCACCAGCCGCGATGAACTCAGACAGCTTCACTCCAAAACAGTCAGCCCACTGCTCCATGGTAGCAATCGACGCGCCTCGATGCCCATTGAGTACCAGGCTGATGGTTGCCAGGTTCACACCTGATTGACGATGCAGCTCTGCACTGCTCATTCCGGTCATACCCATGTAGTGGGTCAATGCTTTAATGATATTCATAGTTACCTCTCAGTTAGTTGAGTTGTCATAGTAGCAATCCGTAAATTAATTTGCAATAGTTGTTGACAACTTATTTTGCATGGAGTAAATTGAAGACTCGAACAACAGGAGAGAGATATGTATTACAGAGATGAAGACCCCAACCGCACTGGCGATTATGACTACGATCAGTTTGCCAGAACCATCACTGGGCGCGAAGAGCCAGACCCAGATCCAGAGTTCCGCGACACATCAGCCAACCTGCCCCCAATGGAGAAGTGGGAGATTGATGAAGCTCTCAAGGAGATTGAGGCGCGTGAGTTGATTGAGCGTCAAAAAGAATTAGACTACTTCATGAAGAGACAGATCGACCAGTTCTGCAAGAGCAGTGAACAGCGTGACAGTCTGTATAAGAAGTACAACTTAACCTTGGAGGTGTAATTGTGGATAAAGATATTGATTTCTTGAATGACCTGGATCGCGGTGACTATGATTGCCGCAAAGGTTATCCCCATAAAGAAGGCGAGTCCGAAGCCTACGACATCGGATATGGCGCACGTTATGTGTACGAACAAATGAAATCAGCAGGAGAATTTAACTAATGACTACTAAAAAATCTGTGTGGGCAACACTGTCTGCAATCGACTGCTCAGACCACATCGAGCAGAAAGGCAAACTGAACTACCTGTCCTGGGCTTGGGCTTGGCAGAAGCTGATGGAGAACTATCCTGACTCCACCTATGAGTATGCGGAGCCTTCATTCCTTGAGAACGGCACAGTCGAGGTATCAGTATCCGTAACAGTGCAGGGCGTAACTCATTCTATGTGGCTGCCAGTTATGGACAACAGAAACAAGTCCCTCACCAACGCAACAACCCGCGACATCAGTGACGCACGTATGCGCTGCTTGGTGAAGTGTATTGCCATGTTTGGCTTGGGTATCTACATCTATGCTGGCGAGGATTTACCTGAAGCCACCAAGACAGAGGTGCTATCCGAAGACCAGGCTGCTGAGATCAAGGGTCTGCTTGAAGAGTCTGGTGTTGATGTTAAGCAGTTCTTGGGTTACTTCAAGGCTGACTCTGTGGACAGTATGCTCGCTGCCCACCACAGCAGAGCAGTTGCTGCACTGAAGGCCAAGATTAAATGATCATCCTAGATCACGAACAAGGATCACCTGAGTGGCTTGCCTCAAGACTGGGTAGGCCATCAGCTTCCATGTTCTCCAAGCTGGTAACAGCCAAGGGTAAGCCATCCACATCGGCAGAGTCCTACATCAATGAGATGATTGCTGAGAGATTGACTGGTCGCAGTAAACCCTTCTACACCAATGAGCATATGGAGAGAGGGACAATGCTGGAGCCAGAAGCCAGGGCAGCCTATGAGTTCATCACTGAGTATGAGGTGGTAGAGACTGGGTTCATCCTGGATGATAGTGGTGAGTTCGGCTGTAGCCCTGATGGGCTGGTTGGAGACAGTGGTGGCCTTGAGATAAAATGTCCATCTGACAGCGTCCATGTATCCTACCTGCGGGCTGGCAAAGTGCCATCCAAGTATTACCAGCAAGTGCAGGGCTGTATGTGGATAACAGGCAGAGAGTGGTGGGACTTTATGAGCTATCACCCAGAGATGCCACACCTGCTGGTGCGTATGGAGCGCAATGAAAAGTTTATAGAAGCGATGGCAGAGCAAGTCCAGGCTGCTGTTGAAACAATAGTAAGTGAAAGTGAGAGGTTAGTATGAAAGTTGGATTAAGCGTAAAGATCGACGTAAGCAAGATTGATAAGTCACGACTGTTCAAAGGGGAGAAGGGTACGTATCTTGACCTGACTACTTTCTTTGACACTGCGGAGCAAGACCAGTATGAGAACAATGGTTTTATCTCGCAGTCCACATCGGCTGAGGAGCGTGAGCAGGGCGTACAAACCCCTATCCTTGGCAATGTAAAGGTGTTCTTCACTGATGGTGATGCGGCTCCAGCCAAGTCTAAGGCCAAGCCAGAAGCCATTGATGAAGACATACCATTCTAATGGAAGGTCTGCTGTCAGCCATCGTAGTCATTGCACTCGGTGGCTTTGCAACAGGGATTGTTTTAATCACAATGGATCAACAGAAAGAGTGGAAGGCTAGGCGTGAATCTAAAGAGAAATAGATTGCGAACCCCTGATGGGACTATCCTGGAGTCAGAGTATCCAGGCGATTATGCCGAACATATTGATGCCAATGGGTTCAAGTATTTCGTGAACACTGGCTCATATACCGATGGCTCTGGGAAGTCTCACCGCTATGTCAGTTGCTCCGCAGTTGGGGATGAGAAGTATATGCAGGAATGGGACAATGATCCCCACCCTGAGAAGACTGAAACCCAGTTGTGGTTCGACCTGATGGAAAGTTGTAACATTACCGAATAGCATAGAGACCATGAATATTTATCACTACATATCATCAGTTGATAATAATATAATCGCGCCTCACCAGACTTCCGAGGCCAACATGATCACTACCGCTATTGTCGTAGTGCTGCTGGGTATTGCCGCAGTAGCCTACCAAGACCTTACCTAAGCCCCTTCATTGGGGCTTTTGTCTATTTAGTACACGGAGGAAGTTATGAAGCATATGATTATCCCTGACACTCAGGTGAAGCCAGGCTCGAAGATGGAACACCTCAAGTGGGCAGGACAGTACGCAGTAGAGAAGAAGCCAGATGTAATCATTCACATCGGTGACCACTGGGATATGCCCTCGCTCTCAAGCTGGGACGTAGGCAAGAAGTCCTTTGAAGGCCGCAGATATAACGACGACATCGAGGCCGGTATTCAAGGTATGCGAGAGTTTATGAAGCCTATCTGGAAAGAGCAGGAAAGACTGAGGCGCAACAAGGATAAGACCTGGAAGCCCCGTATGGTGTTCTGCCTTGGCAACCATGAGCAGCGCATTGAGAGGGCCATCGAGGATGATGCCAAGCTGGAGGGTCTCCTGAGCTATGATGACTTTGAGCTGGAGCAGATGGGCTGGGAAGTGCATGGGTTCCTGGACGTTGTAGTGATCGACGGCATTGCATACTCGCACTATTTCACCAGTGGCATCATGGGTCGCCCTGTATCAAGTGCCAAGCTGATGTTATCCAAGAAGCATATGAGCTGTGTGATGGGCCATGTACAGGATAGGGACATTGCCTTTGCCAACAGAGCAGATATGAAACCCATGATCGGCCTGTTCGCTGGCATCTTCTACCAGCATGATGAGGACTACTTGACTGCCCAGACCAACAGTAGCTGGCGTGGTATCTGGATGCTGCATGAGGTGGACGATGGGTGCTGCGATGAGATGCCTGTATCCCTGAACTACTTGAGGAAGAAGTACGCATGAACTGCTGGAGATGTAACTCAGAACTAATATGGGGTGGTGATCACGACATAGATGAGGAATCAGAAGACTTCCACACTGTCACGAATCTGTCTTGCCCTGAATGTCACGCTTTTGTTGAGGTCTATCACCCAAAGGAGGAAGAAGATGAGCGCAAGTGATGAGCAGGTGGGTGGCGACCACTACAAGACCGCCATACAGCCTATCGAGTACATCATGGCTAACAAGTTAGAATTTTGCGAGGGCAATATTGTTAAATACGCGACCCGCTGGAAGAGCAAGGGCGGTGTTGAAGACCTACGCAAGATCAAGCACTACTGTGACTTCCTCATAGAGCGTGAATTGGGAGCCTAAACATGCTATAATCGGGGCATGAAAAAAGACAGCCTCTTAAAAAGAATCGGAGTATCTGGGTACAATAAGCCCAAACGTACTCCAAAACACCCCACCAAATCTCACGTTGTGGTTGCCAAGGAAGGCGATAAAGTGAAGACAATACGCTATGGTCAGCAGGGCGTGAGTGGTGCGGGTTCCAATCCCAAGACAGCCAAGCAGAAGGCTCGTCGTAAATCCTTCAAAGCTCGACACCGCAAGAACATCGCCAAGGGTAAGATGTCTGCTGCGTACTGGGCAAACAAGAGTAAATGGTAATGAAAGGTCTATACGCAAACATCCATGCTAAACGTAAGCGCATCAAAGCAGGTAGTGGTGAGAAGATGAGAAAGCCTGGAACCAAGGGTGCGCCCACAGCTAAGGCATTCAAAGAATCTAAGAAGACTAGCAAGAGTTTACTAAGTTAATGGCAAAAAAGAAAACCACAATCTCCGATCTTATTAGCCAGCAAATGGGCAAGCAGATGGCAGACATCGAGTTTCAGATGGGTGTTTCTCCATATATGGCTAAGGGCGCTAAGATTAATCCAGATAAAGCTAGAGTGCATAGGCTACCTGAAGACCTAAGAAACTCAGAAGTAAACTTTAAAGGGTTTAGCGTCCCTGAAGGTTACACTGGAGGTGGTTACGAGCTTCCCTATAATGACGATATAATCGAAATACCATCTGCGCCCGGGTCAGTTAATATTATTGGCGGGAAGCAAGCTACTAATAGAATCTGGGGACATGAGTACAGGCATCAAGAAGATTCTGATCTAGGATCAGAGCAGAGCAATAGAATCCTAGACTTGGTTACATCT